ATTCCTCATGCAGAAAGACCTAAAATGATGAAAAGAATTGATACAGATAAGGATATACTTTATGGAACTCAATCTATCTTTTCAGAGGGTATTTCACTCAACTCTTTAAGTTGTTTACTATTAGCAACGCCTGTTAATAATGACCCACTATTAACGCAGTTAATAGGTAGGGTTATTAGAGAAGAGGAAGGTAAAAAAGATCCTGTAGTAATTGATATTAACTTAGTAGGTAAGACGGCACGCAGACAAGCTAAGAATAGGTTAGGGTACTATATGAAACAGGGATATGTTATTAAACACCTTTAAAAATTTAGTTCTTGACAGGGTGTCATTTTTTTGGTATAATATATGATACAATATAATTGGAAAAAGATAAAAGAAGCAACCAATGGAATCTCTACAGAGGTTCTATTAGTAATACACACGCTTACTTACAATCTGACTCCCAAAAATTATCGTGATCCTTTATATAAATATTGGAACAAAAATTGGTTTGGATTCTCTTTTCTGGTTAATCCAGAAGCTATATTTGAACACAGACCAGAATACTCCGAAAGAGAGTGGATAGAGTATATAACTTTAGCTAGTTATAGAAATGTCAATCTCTTTAACGATAACGGAGAGACAACACTAGACCTCAAACACTCACCAGTGGGCGAGGACATTATAAAAAACAACAGACTACTGAAAGTCGAAAATAACAAAATAAGATTTCGATATGAAGAAGTCACTCAAATAAGGAGAAAATAATGGCTATAAAATTTGGTCAATTAGAAGGGAAAGCAAAAAAATCAAGTATTAATCAATTTGCTTACCGAGACGGAGATAACGTAGTAAGAATGGTAGGAGATATCCTTCCTAGATACGTTTATTGGATTAAAGGCGAAAACGCTAAAAATATACCTATGGAATGTTTATCATTCAATAGACAAACAGAAACTTTTGACAATGCGGAAAAAGATTGGGTACGAGCATACAATCCTGAAATGAAATGTGGATGGTCTTATGCAATTCAATGTATAGACCCTGCAGATGGACAGGTTAAAGTTTTGAATTTGAAGAAAAAGTTGCTCGAGCAAATCATGCTAGCAGCCGAAGACTTAGGAGATCCTACGGATCCAGAAACAGGTTGGGACATTTACTTCAAAAGGGTTAAAACTGGACCAATGGCATTTAATGTCGAATATCAGTTACAGGTCTTGAAATGTACAACAAGAGCCTTATCAGAAGATGAGATGGCATCTATTGCAGAACTTAAGTCAATGGACGAAGTTCTACCAAGACCAAGTGCAGAAGCACAAAAAGAACTCTTAGATCGAATCAGATCTCAAGGGAACGAAACACCTGCTGAGGTGTCTAAGGAATTTGAAAATCAGGGAACTAAGAACCCGTGGTAAACAGAATCCTATTCACAGCAGACTGGCACTTGAAACTGGGACAAAAAAATGTTCCAGTTACTTGGGCTAAAAATAGGTTTAATCTGTTCATTGAGCAGATAAAAGAGTTAGAAAACGAAGCAGATTTACATATAATTGGTGGTGATTTATTTGATAGAGTACCATCAATGGAAGAATTAGAGTTATATTTTAAGTTCATCAGTAATGTTGGCATTAAAACTATCATATTTGATGGCAACCATGAGGCTACAAGAAAGGGGAAAACATTTTTTACTCAGTTAAAGAGTGCTACAACCAGACTCAATCCTTTAGTAGAAATCGTTGACGATATTTACAAAGGGGAACAGTTTGGTATCCTTCCCTACCGTGAGCTACATAGGAAGTGGCACATTACACAATTTAACAATAGGCAACCGCTATTCACTCATGTTAGGGGAGCGATACCTCCTCACGTAAATCCTGAAATAGACTTGAAGAGGTTTTCACCTTTTCCAGTTGTATTTGCAGGAGATTTACATAGTCATAGCAATACACAACTTAATATCGTATATCCAGGTAGTCCAATGGCTACACAGTTTCATAGAACTAAAATTAAAACAGGATATTTATTGATAGACGCAAACAACTGGTCTTGGGAATGGAAAGAATTTGCACTCCCGCAGTTATTAAGAAAAACAATAACTAGTACTGATAAGATGATTCCCACGGATTATGACCATACGATTTATGAAATAGAAGGAAATGTTACCGATCTTGCAGATGTTTCTAACTCTGAACTTTTAGATAAAAAAATTGTTCGAAGAAAAACAGAAGCTACTCTCATTTTAGATAAAGAAATGACAATTGAAGATGAGTTAGTAGAATATCTAAGTTATATTCTCGAATTAAACGAAAATCAAGTTAAGGAGATTATAGGAGTATATCATGATCACGCTAGGGACATTGCAATGGGATAATTGTTTTAGCTATGGAGCCAAGAACACATTAGACCTAAACGATAGTACACTTACCCAACTTGTCGGTACAAACGGCATGGGTAAATCTAGTATACCTTTAATACTTGAGGAAGTTCTTTTTAATAAAAATTCAAAAGGTATCAAGAAAGCAGACATACAGAATAGGTATTTTAACAAGGGTTACAATATCTCATTAGACTTCTCAGTTGAAAAACAACATTATAGATTAGAAGTTCGTAGAAGTAGAGGTGTGATAAAGGTTAGGTTATTTGATGGTAAAGAAGATATTTCAAGCCATACGGCAACAAACACTTACAAAACAGTAGAGGGCATTTTAGGAGTAGACTTTAAAACTTTCTCACAATTAGTCTATCAAAATACAAATGCAAGTTTACAATTTTTAACCGCTACAGATGCAAATAGAAAGAAGTTTCTTATAGATCTATTTTCACTAGATGAATACTTAGGTTATCATGAGATATTCAAAGGCGCTGCAAAAAAGCTGAACGCAGAGGTAATTAAAATAAATGCAACCATAGAATCAATCAAAAATTGGCTTGATAATAATGTTCTCGATGATACTACCATACTTCCTATGAAAAATGTATCAATCGAAACAAGTGATGATGAGAAAGTTTTACGTCAACTATTAATAGATTTTGAAAATAAAAATTTGACAAATAAAAAAATTAATGAAAACCGTCTGAAAAAAGACTTATTTAAACAAATCAAAATAAGTGATTTTAGTGGATTTAGAAAACCTGATATAATGAGTACTGTCGACTTAGAGCGAAAAATTGGAGAAATGGATGCTCAGATTAGACAAGAGTCTAACCTAATCGACTCAATTAGTGGAATTGGTGCAATATGTCCAACTTGCTCGCAGGAAATAAGCTGGGCGTATGTTGAGGAACTTGTCACGGCTTCGGACAAAAACATACGCAAATTGACACTAACCCGAGAAAATACAAAAGACGATATTGCTGAAATTCAAATGAGGATTGACAAATATGAGCAAGCAGAGAGCAAGCGTGATGAATGGTCAGAATTAAAACGCAGTATTAATGATGATTTACCAGATGAGCTGATTGACTCGATTGAGCTTCAAGAAAGAATAGAAACTTTGGAAGATAAAATAACTGACGCCAAATCGCAGATACAGAAGATAATTGTAGAGAATGAAAAAATAGCAAATAGGAACACAAGGATACAAGTAATACAAGAGCAAACAAAAGAATTTGAAACAAGATTAGGAGCGCACACGGAAAAGCTGTCAAAAATTTCGGGCGAACTCTCTAATTTGGAAATACTTAAACGCGCATTTAGCACTAGCGGACTTATAGCTTATAAGATCGAGAACCTAGTAAAGGACTTAGAAGATATGACGAATGATTATCTTGCGGAGCTCAGCGATGGACGGTTTAGTATAAATTTTGTTGTAAATAACGACAAATTGAACGTAGAGATAACAGACAATGGGAAGACGGTCGCAATTACCGCACTTTCCAGCGGTGAGTTGACACGAGTAAATACAGCGACACTAATTGCTATTAGAAAGCTCATGAGTAGCATTTCTAAAAGTCGAATAAATGTCTTGTTTTTAGACGAAGTAATAAATGTCTTAGACGAAGCGGGTAGGGAGAAGCTCGTGGAATTATTACTACAAGAAGAAAACTTGAATACATATGTAGTTAGTCACGGTTGGACTCACCCACTGTTAGAAAAAATAGAAGTAATTAAAGAAAATAATATATCGAGGTTAGAATAATGAAAGAATGGTGGAACAAAATCATGCACAAGAAATTCCATATTGGATGGGTGTTTCTTGTATTAGGTATAGGGATAGCAACCTGTGTAACAATATTAATCAAAATAACATAATGAGGTAATAAATGGTAGACTCAAGAGCTAAGGGAGCCGCAGGAGAACGACAAGTAAGAGATGTACTACGAAGCAGAACAGGATTAGCGTGGCAAAGGGTGCCACATTCGGGTGCATTAGAATATATGAAAGGGGATTTATTCGTTCCTAACGTACATAATAATTATTGCGTTGAAGTAAAGTTTTATAAAGATAGTCATTTTAATGATAAAATACTAACAAATAAGACTAATGAATTTATAAGTTGGTGGGAACAAACAACTTCTCAAGCTAAGAAACAAGGTGGTAAGCCAGTATTGTTTTTTAAATATAATAGAAGTAAAATATTTGTAGCAACTAAAGATAAACCTGAATGGGTAAAGAATTATATGTATGTAAATCAGTTAGAATGTTATGTTATGGAGATGGTTAACTGGTTAGTACATGAGAAACCGAGTTTTACTAATGGCTAAAACATTTACATCATTAGGAGCAAAAGCTCCAAAAGACAGAGTATTAGTTATAGATGCTCTGAATTTAGGCTTTAGATGGAAACATCAAGGTAGAACTGACTTTAGAGAAGATTATATGCGAACAGTAGACTCCTTTGCTACATCATATAATTGCGGAACAATAATTATAACAGCAGACAAAGGAAGCAGTACTTATAGGAAAGAGGTATATCCTGAGTACAAATCTAATAGAAAAGCAAAGTACGAAAAACAAACCGAAGAAGAGAGACAAGCATTTATAGATTTTATAGAAGAATTTGAAGCAACTCTTAAATTAATGAATAAGAAATGGCTTGTTTTACAGTATGAAGGTGTAGAGGCTGATGATTTAGCCGCTTACATAGTGCGAAATCTAGAGAATTATAATATATCTCATATGTGGTTAGTAAGTTCTGATAGAGATTGGGATTTATTAATTAGTGAAAAAGTGTCAAGATTTTCATATATAAACAGAAAAGAAACTACTTTTGAAAACTGGCAAGATACACATAACTATAGTATAGAAGATTATATTACAATAAAATGTTTAATGGGAGATTCTGGAGATGGCATAAGTGGCATACCTCAGATCGGACCGAAGAGAGCTGAACAATTAGCTGCACAATATGGAAGTGCGTTTGATATTTATGATACACTACCTATCGACAGTAAATATAAATATATTCAGTCATTAAATGAAAGTGGAGATGTACTTCTTCGTAATTATGAAATTATGGATTTACTTGCTTACTGTGACGAAGCAATCGGAGCAGCAAATACAAATGATATAGATAATTTATTATCGAGCCATATATAAGGAGTATAAAATGGCAAGTACAAGAGCACAAATAATTACTAGAAGAACCTACAATAGACCTTTAAATGCGGAAGGCACTGAGTTTGAAACATGGGAACAAACTATTGGTAGAGTAATTTCTCATCAGAAATGGTTATGGGAAAGAGCAAAAGGGGAAACTAGATTAAACAGCGAGGAATGGAACGAACTCGTTGAACTACAACAAATT